AAGGAACCGTTGCGGGTGTTGTTTTCAATGAGCGCAAGGCGGCGGTCATAACTATCCGCAATCAAGGTTTCTTGCTCTTGAAGGGACCGTTCAAGGTTTTCCCATTCGGAAGCCCCGCCGCCGCCCCCGCCGCCCCCGCCCTTGGGCTTTGTGGACGCCCCGGAAGCCCCGCCCTTGGGCTTGATTGCGAATTGCGCCAACCGGTCCGCCGTATCCTTGGCCCGCGCCGCCGCGCCCTTGTCATAGGCGGCGCGTTTCTGGTCCGCTTCGGCAATCTTCATAGTTGCCGCGTTTATGTCATCCCCGGCCCCCTTCCATGCGTCCGCAACGTTCATTGCCACAACGTCCGCGTTGATTCCAATTTTGGCGAAAGAATCCCCCCATGACTTGCGGGCGGCTTCCCCGGCGGCGGTCATGCTTCCCGAAGCCGCAAGAAAACCTTCGGCAATGGATTGGCCGGGGGCTTGGGTTGCAAACGGGTTCAAGGCGTTTGCCATGCCCCGCCCAACATTCCAAGCGGCATCAAGCATTGCGTTGAATCCCGCAACAAAGGTTTGATAAACCGCTTTGATGACTTGCGCGGACGAGTCAACAATTCCGAAAAGAATCGTCCCCACGGTTTGAACATAAGCCCGGTATCCTATGACAACCGCCCGCATTCCGCCAAGCAAACCTTCGGCAAGGGTCATCCCGGTTTCTTCACCTTGCTTGCCGTGACCGGCAAAAATTTCGTTCAAGTATTGGACCCCGGCGGCAACGTCCCCAACGTATCCCGCAAAAGAAATCCCCCACGAATCAATTGACGCTTGGATTTGCCCGCTTTCAAACATTGCGGTCAATTCGGCAAGGGCGGATGTTGCGCCGCGAATGCCCCCTTCCACAAATTCCCCAAGCCCGGCTTCACCAATGGAATTCAAAAGAATTTCGTAAGCGTCCCCCATGTTGGAAATTGCGCCCGTTAGGGTTTCCATTTGCCTTTGCATTCCGCCGGAAAAGCTCTTTTCACCCAATTTGATGAAATACCCTTCAATTGAATCAATGTTGTTCTTCACGGTTTCCGTGACGCCCCGGAAGGTAAACTTCACGTTGTCCCCTTCCTTGGCGGCGCGAATGCCGAAACGCTTCAAGTTTTCATATTCCCCGGCGGTTGCATTACTAACGGCAAGGACCATTTCGGAAAGTTGAAAACCCATTGAACTTGCCGTGTCCCCGTATGACTTCAAGGCGCGTTCCGAAGGGTCAAGCCCCCGGTTGACCAGCGAAATGAAAGCCCCGGTTGCTTGTTGCAAATCGTAAGGGGTGGACGCCGCAAAATCCTTGATTGCCGCAAATGCAATCTTGGCTTTTTCGGCGGACCCCGTGGCGGTCACAAGTTGGGCGTTCAATTGTTGGAATTCCGCCGTCTTTTTGATGACCGCTTGAAACCCGGCAATGACGCCCCGGACCGTGACGTAAGCCGCCGCCAACCGAAGCAACCCACCCATCAAGGACGCGGCGGATTTTTGTTGCACCTTCATTCCCGCCCCGGTCTTCCCGCCGGTCTTTTCCAATTCCCGCAACCGGCGTTCCGCTTCCGTGACCGAATCGTAAAGAATGCGAATTTGAAGGGACGTGATATCTTCGGTCATTGGGTGGAATTGTTGGCGTGAAATTGAATAAATGAAAGTGAACGAATGGCTTGGGCTTCAATGCTTGAAATATCTTTGCCGGATAGTTTGGACCATGCGGACAATTCTTGCCATTTCAACCGGTCCCCGTTTTGAACTTCGCGGAACCATTCCCACAAGTAAGCAACCGCCGCCGGGATTGGCGGAAGTTGCAAGTCCGGGTGGGGCTTGTTGGTTGCTTTTTCAACTTGTTGAAGGCTTTCCCGTTTTGTGATTGTTGAACCGGTTGCCGCTGGTCTTTCTAGTGCGAAGAATCGGCGGGCGTAATCTTCAAGCCGCCCGATTGCATCCGAAAAAAAACCGTCCGCCGTGAAACCATTTCGTCAACCTTTTCGCGGATTTGCGGGGCTTCCCGAAGGAATTGCGCAACGTTGGCAAGGTTGCACGGGTAAACTTCCCCGGCGGGCATCAAGTCCGGGTTTGAAAAACTCCAATCTTTCACAAGGACCGCCAGCAAATCGCAAGTTGCATCAAGGGCTTTCTCTTCCCGTTCCCCTTCCGGCATTGCCGCAAGTTCCGCAATCACGCGGGCTTGTTTGGCTTTGGCTTTCTGGAATTCGTCCGAATCAATCCCCCGGACAATTAGGAAATGGGGGGAAAGGTTCCCTTCCGGCGTGTGAAGTTCAACCCGTTGCCCTTCGTTGGCCCGTGAACGGGTTTTGAAGGCGTCCATTCCCAAAGGGGCGGGCGTTGTGGCGGGCGTTGATTTCTTGCGTTTTGTTGGCGTCTTGTTGTTCATGGTTGGTTCCTATTGATTAAAGTTTCCCGGTCTTGCCTTACGCGGGGATTTTGCGGACCGTGATGTTGCTTGCGGACACGGAATCAAACAAGCCTTGAAATGGCATGGAAAGGGTAATTGACCCTTGGCCGGAAACGTCCGGTTGCCCGCTTGTGAATTTCACGCGTGGGAAAACAAAGACGTATTGATTGCCCAACGCGTCCGGCAACGCCATTGAAAGCGCAACTTCCGTTTCATTCAAGAACTTGGACACAAAGGCGGCGTCTTCAAAATACACGGTTGCGGACCCGGTAAGATTGGACCGGCCAATTGACGGACGAAGCGAATATTTGGAACCAACAACGTTCCGGGCTTCCATTCCGTTGTCAAGATTGGCGGAAAATTCCGTGACAATTCCAAGGACGTTTGCGCCTTCCTTCAATGCGCCCGTGAAGGCGTCAAGCGGGGTTGACGTGGCGGCGGCGGCAAAAGTGGAACCCACCGGGGCGGTATTGCTAGGCGCAGCGCCTTCCCGTCCCATGACGCCGAAGGTTGCGGTCACAATTGCCGTTGGGTTGATTGCAAGGGCAAGCGTGTTGAATTCAACCCCGTTGAAAAGGTGATATGGCTTCCCTTCACCGGTTGCGGCAATGTCCGTGAAGTGACGAAGGACCGAAAAGGAACGGCGTTCCGTCCCCGCCTTCAAAATGGTTTCCGTTGTGGCAATCACAATTGAAGGACCCGCCGCGCCGTTGGTAAGAACAACCGGCAATCCGGCAACGCTCGTCACGGTAATTTTCCCGGCAACAACGGAAGCGATTTTGAAAAGTCCGTTGTTGGCCCCGGCAACAAAAAAGGTTGTCAAGATTACGTCCCCCACTTCAAAGCCCGCCGTGATGAAACCGTTGCCGGAATCGTTGAAGCTGGAATCGGCGGCGGCGGCGGAAAGCGTGATTGCGGCAACTTGCGCTTTGACGGTCCAAGTTCCGCAAAGGACGGCTTCAAGCAAATCGTCATAGGACGAAAAAGAAAGTTCCGCGTTCACGTCCCCGGCAACGGCAACGGTCCCAAGGCGGAAATCTTGAATTTGCCGGTCCGGGCGCAATTCTTCGGATTGAAGGGACCCGCGTTGAACCCCAAGGGTCAAGCCGGTATGGCGCAACCGCTTGAAGGCGGGCGTTGCGGGGGTTGTTCCAAAGACGGTTTCTTTGACGAAATAGGCGGCATGTCGGGCGGCGTCACTCATTGTTTTTGTTTTCTATTGGTTGTTTTGGTTGATATATCAAGGGCGGGAAGTCCGGGCTTCCCAAGTTATTGAAACGGAAAAACGGTAAGAGCTTGAAGCAATCCCGCCGGGAACTTGTCCGCAACTTCGGATTGTGACAACGCCGGAATTGTAAACAAGGGGAAGGGACGGCGTAAAGGCGGAACGCAAGGCTTCGGCGTAAGTTTTGAACGCCCCCCGCCCGGACCCTTGGGAAACGTGAATGTCAACTTGCGCAATCCCCGTGTGTTCATCTTGTCCGCCCAACCCAAGGGTTGCAACGTCCGGCTTGTTGGGCATGAAATGGAATTCAAACCATGTCCCCTTGCCCTTCGGGTCAAAGGGTTGGTTTTCAAAGGAACATTTCCCCACGGCGTCCGGGACGGCGGCAAGGAACGTTTGGCGCAAAGCCTCTTCAATATCGGTTGCATTCATGGGACTTGCGCTTTCGTTCTTGCTAGTTCTTGGGAAATCAAGCGTTTGATTCGGGCGGTGTTGCGGCGGACCATACCAGCGGGGGCTTGCCGTGACCATCCCTCATATTCAAGCCGGGCGGCGTAAGGCAATGAATTTGAAAGCCAATTTATATCATGGCGGGTTGTTGGTTGGACAACTTGAATCATTGCCGGGATTGCCGCCGCTTGATTGGTTGATTCACTGGTTGACGTGTCCGCCGTCCCAACCGTGCAATTCCAATTTGCGCGGAAGCGTCCGCCAACATATCCGGCGGGCGGCTTTGATTTCCACAAGTCCGGGTCCCCAACGGGTGAATCCCGGATGACCGAAGAAAAAAGTTTGATTGCAACGGCGCGTTTCAAAACGTCCGCCCGTTCAAGGGTCTTGCGGACAAAATCCGCGAATGATTCACCTTCAAAAGCGTTCATTTTTGGATGACCCCCACGTTGTAAATGATTGGGGTTCCCGTTGGGGAAAGTTCCGTTACCCCAACAACTTGCCAGTTGGCCCCGTCAAATTCCAACACGTCAAGCGGTTTGGGCGGGAAGGTTGCCCCGGCGGCGGCGCAAAGGACCGTTCTTGCCCGTCCCGTGATGATTGCGGAACGAAGGGCTTCGTCCATTTGATTGAAGATTGTCCCCTTATACCGGGGAAGAACAATTCCGGTGATTGACCCGGCAAGCGGGAAGTTGGGCGCGGGGATTGTCCCCGTCACGTCATCAAATTGCGCAACGGGGCGCAAGACCGTAAGGACCCGGCCATTTTTGGCAATGGTCTTCAAGGCGGCGGCGGCGGTCTTTGCGGCGTCCATGGCTTAGGCGCGGGAAACTAGCAAGCCCCCGCCGGTTTTTAGTAATTCGGAAAGCAAGGCGCGGGCTTTGGTCAATGCTGGTTGCGGGTTGCTTCCGCCGCCCGGCTTCCATTCGGTTTCCAAAACGTCAACCTTTTCGCGGATGACTTCGCGCCCGTCCCCGGACGGTTGAAGTTCCGTCCCGGCCAACACGTCAAAGGCAAGTTGCGCTTGGGCGTCTTTCAAGATTTGCGGAATGGCGGTTTCCGCAACCGCGAAGCCGTCAACGGTCAAGCCAACGCGGGGAAACAACAAAGATTGCCCAACGGTTGCCTTGGACCCTTTGAATTGCCCGCGCAAGGCGTTGATGAAATCCATTGCCAAGATTGCCGCCGTTTCAATTTCGGGGTCCGTGGCGGAAAAGGTGGAAGCCCGAAGCGTGGCAAACGCCCGGACTTCCGCAACCGTGACAAACGAATTTGCCCCAAGCGGAAGGGAACCGTCTTCAATTACAAGAGACATTTTCGTTTTTTGGGGTCAAGGTTGAATGGGTGGAAGCTTACGCTTCGGACTTTTTGGCAAGAACGGTTGCGCGGAATAAGTCAACCAGCGTTTCCGTTTTTGTGTTGGGGTGGAATTCAACGCCTTCGTCCTTCAACGCGGCTTTCAACGCGTTGCGGTCATCCGGGCAACCCTTGGGAAGTCCCAAGACGTTCATTTCCACAATGCGCCCTTCCGGGGCTAGCAAGCCGCCTTCCGGGACCGTGGCGTTGCCCTTGGCGTCATAGGAAGGGAAGCGGGCGGCGTAAGCCGGGGGAATGGTTCCCGCAACGCCTTCGCATGGTTCCGGCTTTTCACCGGTTGAAATGGCAATGGTTGAATTGCGGAAGACAACTTTTTTGCCAGTTGCGGCGGCAAGGGCGGTCCCCTCTTCCTTGTGGGAATCGGTCACGCGTCCCGAAGGAACGAAAAAAAGGATTGCTTTCATAAGTTGATATAAGTTTGGAATTTGATTTTTAAGAAAAAGGCGGGACGCTTCCGGGATTGGAAACGCCCCGCCGGGTCATGAACAACGAAACAACGGGGGCCGGGACTTAGCGGACTTCGTAAACAACGCCCGCAAGGTCCTTGTGATAAGTTGCGTATTTGTCCCAATTGGAACCGGTCCCAAGGGCGGCGGTTCCGGGGGACTTGCCGCCGTTTGTCTTGTCCCATGCGAAGCCCTTGACGGAAACGTTGTAAGACCATTCCGCTTGCATTGTGCGGATGATGTTTTCATTGCCGTTCTTGGTTTCCATGTTGGCGGTATAGTCGCCGTTGTCTTCAACCAACACCGCGCCGGGAACAAGCCCAAGCAAGCCGTAGGAAGCAATATCCGGGCCGGTTCCCGCGCCGTTGGCGTCAACCAGTGAAGGCGCGTCCGTCATGATGATTGGGCGTCCGAATGGGTCACTCCCAATGTTGATTGTCCCGAAGGTGAAGAGGTTTGCACCGTTGGCAATGGCGGTCCCCCAAATGTCAAAGATTGGCTTTGAATGGCCAACCCAAACGGCAAGACGGGAAGCCATGTCCCCCATTTTCGCGCTTGCGGTATTCATCCCGGCAAGCGTGGCGGTTCCCGCAACGGCGGAAAGGTAATTTGTTGCTTGGCCGGAAAGGGCGGCTTTCACGGCGGCAATGGACACGTCCAACATGTCCGCCATGCGGTCAACGGCAAGTTGTTGCCCGAAGACGACCCCGCCTTCCTTGGGATTCTTCAAAATCCATTCAAATTGGCCGGGGTCCATGCGGACGGGCGGCGTTCCGGCGGCAACCTTCACGGACGTTTCTTGAAGTTGCGCAAGGTCAACTTCGGAAACCGCGCCGGAACCGTAAGCGTCACGGCGGCGGACAAGACCGGCAATCTTTTGCCAACTGGTCTTGTCGGAAAAGTCCCCGGCGTTGCGTTTGGCGGAAAGAATGATTCCGCCACGGGTTGCGGCGTTGAAAAGTTCAACTTGTTGGGCAAGGACTTCGGTCATTGTCCCTTGGGCAAAGTCGGAAAAGACTTTGAATGCGGATAGTGGCATGATATTTGTTTTCTATGGTTTGGAGATTTGAAACGTGACAAACGGATTGACCAATCAACCCCGCTTTATGCTTCCGCGCCGATTCCCTTGCTTTCAAGAAAAGCAACCATATCGGCGGCGGGCGCGTTGGCGGCGTCCTTTGGACGTTCCCCCGAAGTGGCACCGCCGCCCCCGGTTGGTTGCGTGGCACCGCCGCCGCTTCCCTTGGATGCAACGAGAATGCCTTTCAAATCCGGGTCCGCAAGCAAATTTTTCTTGAAGCCTTCCGCGTCAAGGGCGGTTGGGCTTCCGGCGGCGTCAAGGAAGCGCGTCACGGGCTTTCCGTCCACAAGTTCAACCTTGACCATACCGGCCAAGATTGCGCGTCCCGCCTTGGCGGATACGAAAGACGGAAGCAATGATGAAACAACGCTTTCCGTTGCGGATTCAATGGCGGTCCGGTCCGCCGCTTCCTTGGCGTCCTTGGCTTCCTTGCGGGCGTCCGCAAGTTGTTTCTGGTAATCCTTTTCAATGGCGGCAAAGTCCCCCTTTTCGCGGGCTTCCTTCAAAGCTTCGGCGCGGGCTTTGGCAAGTTCACCTTCACGCCCGGCAAGCAAGGCGTCCCGTTCTTGGGCGGCTTTGACCTTGGCGGCTTTTTCAGCTTCAAGGGCGGTTTTCAAACCGGGGGCGTTTTCTTCCCCGTTGTCGTATTCGTCCGCGTTGGCGGGGTTCACGGTGAACGCGGCTTGAAAGGCGGCGGGCATCAAGTCAAACGTTGCTTTGTTGATTTTCATTTTGTTGGTTCCTTCGTTGTTTTGTTGTTTTGTTTATATGGGAAACTTGTATCAAAGACCGGCGCGTTTGAAGGCTTCGGGTTCAATCAATCGCATTTCCGAAAGGGTCAAGGGTTCAAAGTCCCGGCCAAGATTCAATTCCGCGAAGCGGTCCGGCGTCAAGCCCCCGTCCGCAAAGAGCTTTGCGCGGGTGGGTCCAAGGGCAACTTTCTGGAAGCCTTCCGGTTGTTTCTTCAACCAGTCATAATAACTTTCACCCGCCGGGACATATCCGGGATTTGGCCCGGAACTTGCGCGGGTTCCGCCTTCGTCCAACCAATCCCATTCTTTCCCAAGAACGGCAATTGTTGTTGAACGGCAATTCGGGTGAATCGGCGGCATTGGTCCCTTGCCCGGTTCAAATTGCCGCCCGTCAAGGCTTTTGCATTGTTGCGTTGTCCGGCGGTCCAACGTTGAAACCCATTGGTATTTTTCCACAATGTCCCCGTTGGCTTCCCAAACCGATTGACGCGCCGCGTTGGCAACGTGTTGGGTTGCCGTGTGAATGACCGTTGAAGCCGCCCGGCGGGATGTTTCAAGAATCCCGTCCTTGTATCCGCCCGCCTTCGTTCCAATCACTTCCCGGACCATTTGGGAAAGGGTCTTGCCTTGCGCCCAACCGTTGCGGACCGTGTTTCCCACGCGCAAGGCGTCCCCGGTTGCCCAATTCTTCACGAAGGGTTCAAGCAATTCCCCGGTTGCTTGAACCGGGTTCCGAAGGGCGGCTTGATACGCCAATTCCGCCGTTGGCGCGTTGAAGCGTGGGGTTGGGAAAATCATCTTGCCAAGTTGGACCAGTTCCAACCCGGCGGCGTATTGCGCGAAGCCGGGCAACTGGTCAAGGAAGGCGTCCATTGCCGCGAAGGTCACGCCGGTTTGCGCTTCCCGAAGTTGAAGAATCAAGGTTGATATTTCTTTTCTGGTCAAGGTCCCCAAGTTGTCCGTTTCAAGGGCGGTCAAGACTTCACGGACCCGCCGCCGCAAAGACTCTTGCGCCGTCCCGTAATCCCGGACAAGCCCGGACTTCAACCGTTCAAGGTAAACTTGTTGACGCGTGGCAAGGTCAATGGGGGCGGGCATGGCTTACTTGGCGGGGGGTTGGGGGGCAACGGGGGGTTTGCCGCCCTTTTCGGGTGGAACCCCGCCCTTGGCGGCAATCAAGCTTTGTTGGGCTTGGGTTTGCGCGTCAAGCTCTTGTTGGGCTTTTTCAAAGTCCGCTTCCGCTTGGGCGTCCATTTGGTCCTTGGCGTCTTCGTCGTCAAGATACGCCACGCCGCCGGATTTCAGCTTGTCCCGCGCCTCTTCAAAGGTAATCAATTGCCCGTTGAAAAGATTCAAGATTCCCCCCATTTCATCCGGGGCCATACGGGCAACGGCAAAGTCCCGGTTCAATTCAAAAAGCAAGTCTTCCGGGGCGGCTTGGACGTTTTGGAATTGGGCGGACCAGTGAAGGGCGCGGGCGTAAGCGGCGGACACGTTCCCGCAACATCCGGCCAAGATTGAAGTTGTTGAACTTTCGTTGATTCCCTTTTCCGTGGCGGTTTGGGCAACTTCCCGCTTTTCCACAAGCTTTGCGCCAAGGGCAACCATTTGGCTTTCTTTCTGGTCCATTGCTTCCTTGGGCAAGATATTGGGGGCGGCTTGTATCAAGCCCGCCGTCCCGCCTTCCGGCAACGGAATGCAAGCCCGGCTTCCAAGCATGATTTTGCCTTTCAACACGTCATCAACCCACGCTTGGGAAAGCCCGGCAAGATAGGGCGTTGGTTGCCCTACCATGTAAACGCTTTCTTCGTAGTCCGCCGAATTGCGATAGTGCGCAAGATTCAAGTTTGATATGTCTTCAAGCAAAGGCTTTTCAAGTTCCGAATCATTGGCTTCCGCGCCAACGAAGACAAAGGGGATTTCTTGAAGGGTCTTGCCCAAGCCGTCCGTTGGGGTTGCGCCTTCCGCCGGAACCGGGGCAAAGCCGGTCCCGCCTTCGTTGCGCCAAATTTCCACCGTGTAAACGCCTTCAACCAAACGCAAAACCCGGTATTGCGTTTCAAGGATTGCTTCAAAGCCGTCGTCTTCCTTGATATATTCTTCCGAAAGGACAACAAGGGAAAGCTTGGACTTCGCGCCTTGAAGGGTTGTCCGCCAGTTGACAATGCGCCAAGGTTCAAACAATAGGACCTTCGGGCGGATTCCGTTTTCTTCCGCGTCCTTGATTGAAACGGTTCCGCCGGTCTTCGGATAGTCAACCAGTAAACCGGCGCGGGAATAGGCAACAACCAACCCCAAGGCTTTCTTGGATTGTTGGATTGCGGAAACCCCGGCCCCGTCCAAATCTTCAATCAATGGCTTCATTTCATCCGGCCCGGTAAAAACGGGGTCAATGGCGAATGATTGGCCAACCATGTTTTCAACGGTCCGGCCCGTGACGTTGTGGAAAACCGCCCGTTGAACATAAGCCCGGTATCGGGAAGCGTTTTCCCCGCTGGAATCTTCGGGGTTGGGCTTGGGCAAGTATTTGGTCAAGGCGTCCTTGATTGCTTTTTCCCCTTTGATGCAATCTTTGATTTGTTCCCACAAGGGGGCAAAGTCTTTGAACTTCGGGTGTTGGGCTTCAATCTTCCGGGTTGTTGGTTTGGCGGGCATGGCGTCAATTTGCGTGTGTTGTTTTCAAGCCCCGGCCCCACTTGCGGGAAGCATCAAGGCAACGGTATCGGATTTCGTCTTGTAAATGGTCTTCGGCGTCCGTGTCCACGTCATCCGGGTTTTCTTCGTCCCGTGGCGTGTCCGGCAAGAAAGAAATTGCATGTTTGCAAGAGCGTGTGAAGTAAATTCCCGGACCTTCCCCTTTCAAGGCGTTCCCCAACAAGTCCCGAATCAATTGCCAACCGTTCACGCGGGACCCCGCCGATTTGTCCGCCGGGAACCAACCCACCCCTTCCGCTTCCATCTTTTTTCCAATGGTTGCAACGTCCTTTTCCCTTGTCTGATAAATTTGACCGTCCGCCGGTCCCGCCTTCGGGATTGATTGAATGACCCCGTTTTTCAAAAGCTTCATTTCCCTTTCCATGATACCGGCGGCAATGTCCGGGGACCCCATTTGAAGCCCTTCATTGACCCCGCCGCTTGTTCCATACCATTCGGCAAAGCGAATGATTGAACCCCGGCGCGGGGTCCATTGCTTGCCGTTGTGAAGGGTCACGGTTTCCCCGTTGGCTTCGCAATACCAACCCACGGAAAACGGATGACTTGAACCCCAATCAAATGCCCGGTCAACGTGCCAACCCTTCGGGACGTTGAACGTTGGGACAACATGAACGTCTTCCCGCCAAAGGTCATTGAACATCCCCCCGGCCCGGATATTCCAATCACCCAAAAGCCAAGCCTTGCGCCGGTTGGGGTCCGTTTCGTTTTCCAGACTGGCAACGTATTCGGGCGCAAGATATATGTTTTCCTTGTAAGTCCCAAAAAGGCGGACTTGCGTTGTGACAACATCAACCCGGCAACCGATTCGGGGGTTGTAAACGTTGGTTGACCGCTTGACCAGTTCCCCCGGTTGAACCCCGTCAATGAATTGTTTCTTCACCCAAGCATGACCCGGACCCCAAGGGTTTGTTGTTGCGAAGACTTGAAGGGGCATTTCGGGAAGGGGTTTCCCGTCAATGGTCAAGTATTGCCCCAACTTATTCTTGGGCGTGTGAAGTTCCGGGACGAAGCCGGAACGGTTGCAAGAAAACATCAAATCAAAAAGCCGCCGGTTGGGGTATTTGGTCAACTCGTTCCACCCAATCCAAGGGAATTCTTGACCGTGAAATTTCATATAATCACTTTCACGCTTCAAGCTTCGGAAATACAAGACTTCACCCGTTGGCCATATCCAACAATAATCACCTTTTGACCGAAGGAACCGCGCCCCGTCCTTGAATGCAAAGAAATGCTTTTCGCTCTTTGCAATCATATCATCAAGATTCTTGTATTCCCGGTCAAAGATGATTCCCCGAAGGTGTTGACCGTATCCCTTGCCAACCATGGACCGGAAACGCATCAATTGGGCGTCCGTCTTGCCGGGTCCCCGGCTTCCATCGTAAAGGACAACGTTTGCCGGGCAACCCACGGCAAGGGCTTGTGATGACGGATGACCGTTGAAACCGGGGACCGGTTGCCAAACAACCTTTGCGGCGTCCGCCGCCTTCGGGGCAACGCTCATGTCATCAAATATCAATTGCGGTTGATTCCTTCAAGTTGCGTTGACTTGCGGCGGCGTAATCCCCCCACTGGTCCGGGGAAACGGCAATTGGAACAATCATGATTCCGCCGGTCAAAATCCGGGCGTTGGGGTCTTCCGCTTGCGGGCGGTCCAAGCCTTTGATTCGGGCAAGAGCTTTCAAGGCGGAAATCCGGGTTGAAGAATTGGACGAAAAAGCAACGTCCGGGGCGTTGGCTTCGCGCCAAAGGGCGGCAACAATCCGCGCCCCGCAAACAACGTTTTCCGCTTCCATCTTGTCCAAGATTTCCCCAACGCGTAATCGGGTGAAGGCGTTCCCAAGAAAGACCTTGCCAGTTGTCCCGGCGGACGGTTCCGGGTATCCCATGCGCAAGGCGGCGTTCCCTTCGTTGAAATCCTTGATATATTCATGGACGAAGTGACGAAGGCGGCAAACCTCTTCAAAAGGAATGTTGAATTGTTCCGCGAAGGCGTCCGCCGTGATTGCCGGGTTGTCCGCCTTGACCGTTGCCAGAAAGGAAGCTTGAACCGCCGGGGCTTTCCCTTGCCCGTTGGGGGCGCGTCCCCGCTTTTTGGGGGGAAGCTTTTTCTTTTTCTTTGGGGGCGGCTTGGGGGGTTGCTTGGCTTTGGCCGGTCCCTTTGCCTTCCCCGCTCTTGCCGTTGCGGTTGTTGCCATGCGGAAGCCCTACCACGCCCCCCACGCGCCGCGCAAGGCGTTTGTTTGCGCGGGGTGGGGCCGGTTCCCACAATCAAGCCCGCATTGTTCCAAGGGATGTTTCAAGCCCGGTTTGGCGGGTGAAGACTTCGCGCAACTGGTCCGCGTAAATGCCTTCAACGGTTGCAAGGGTCTTCATGTTGCAACCCCGGATGTTGAAAAATTCCACGTTGTAAAGGTCCGCAAGGGTAAGGACAACCCGGACGTGGGTCACTTTCAAACCAGCAAACCGGCCAAGCTTGAAGGAAAGACCGCCAAGGCGGGCGGGGATTGCGGGGCAATCATGTTCCGGGCGGGCGGCTTGGGCTTGGGCTTCCCCAAGGTCAAGAAAGTTGGTTGCGCCGGTCATGACGCGGAACTTGTTTCCCCCAAGTTGGGCAAGAATGGTTTGGGCAATTTCGGGGCGGGCGGTTGTTGATGCGTTGGACATGCCCGGAAGATATATCTTTTCCGGGGCGTGTCAAAGTTATTTGATGAAAAAAAAAACCCGGCCCCCGTGAAGGGACCGGGCCGGGGGTTGGGGGCTTACGCCTTCACCCAAAAGCGGGCGGAAAAATCGCCAACCCATGCGGAACCGGTGTTGTTGTATTTCGTGAAGGACCCTTGCGCCTTGTCCGCCCAATCCGGGGCCGGTTCCGTTCCTTCCCAAAAACCGGGGCGTCCGGCAAGCCCGTTGACGTAAGCGTAAACTTGCGAAGTTGAACAACGGATGAAAATTGAATCACCTTCAAGCGGGGTCCGCTGGTTGTCTTCAATGACGATTGCGGAAGCGGGAAGGACGGCGGCGGGGCGTGATGTTTTGGACATGCCGAAGGAAAGCACGGACCCGGCAACCGGTCAACGAAAAAGATATATCTTTTGCAAAAAAGATTTCAAGCCAAGTATTGCCGCAAAATGTCCCTTGCCTCTTCCCACCCATACGCCACGCAATACCCGAAGCCGTCCGCGTGGCATTGCGCCTTGAATTCAATTTGAACGTCTTGAAGCCCGCCTTGTTTCTTGCCCTTGAACTTCCGTTGCTTCATTTCCAGAAACAACCCGTTGACCCCGTGGCGGGCCAAGGGAAGGAAGCAATCCGCAACGCCCGGTTGAACCCCGGCCATTTTGGCCCGCGCCCCGCGTATGGCGTCCCCGGTCCCGGCGTTGTTGTTGACCGCAAAAAGCTTTGACCGGCCCGCCGCGTTGAAAAGGTGGGGGAAGTCGGCGCGTGTTTCGCTGGTATTCACCCAACAAAACAAGGCGGATTGTTCCCCATGTTCCGCCCCACTTCGGCAAAGGTCTTCCGGCTTCATATATCAAGCCCTTGTTTCAAAATCAAGCCAAGCCTTCGCAAAGTCCGGGCGGGCTTCCCCAAGGGACCAGCAAAAGCGGTTTATCTTGGCGCGGAAGGTTGACTTGCGGCTTGTGAATTCCCCGGCGTCAACGGTCCGGGCGTGACCGGCGCAAAGTGGGAAGCCAAGGGGAAGGGTCAAGGCGTTTTCTTTGGAACCGCCACGGGCCGGAATCCGAAGGACCGGAACAACCGTTGCGAAGTTTGAACAATGCTTGCGGGAACATGCGGGAATGGGGGGCGTTGCCATAGGGGCGGGACGTTTCCACAAGGACCCGGCCCCGGTCAAGAGAAAACCCCACGGGCGGGGGCCGGTGGGGTCTTCAATGGGGGGCGGGGGTTGTTGGGGGAAGTTATTTCAACGGCGGAAAGGAACAACGTTTGCGGCTTCGGACGCGGCTTCATACCGGCCCCGGTAAGTGGCAACGCGGGCGGTCACGGAAGCGGCGCGTTCCATCAACCATGAATCCGCAAGGGTAAGCTTGGCGGGGTTGGCGGCAAGGGCAAGGACCGTTGCGGCTTTGGCTTCAAGGCGGGGAAGGTTCATGTCAAACCGTTGGGCGTTTTCGCTTGGGGTCCCGCCGGTCAAATCGGAAAGGAACCAAAAGAATGAATCACAAGCGGATTTCAAGGCGGCTTTGCTGGTCTTGCGGGCGGTTGTTGCGTTGGACATGGCGGGAATATGGACGGTTGAATTGATATATCAAGAAAAAAGAAAAAAGATTTCAAAAATGGTTTCCGGCGGCGTCCCAAGCGGCAATGGCAAAGCCTTGCGTCCGCATGTCCGCAACCCAACGCGTTGCCATTGCGAAAACTTCCGCCTTGGCTTCGGCTTCGGTCAAGCCTTCGCGCCCGCCGATAGTTTGGGCAAAACGGTTTGATTCGGTTTCCCCTTCAATACTGAAAACAATTTCAAGGGCGGCTTCGCGGGCGGTTGCGGTGATTGCTTCGGACATGCCCCTTGATATATCAACCCCGGCAACCCGGCAAGCTTTTTCTTCAATCTTTTTGATGAACCGCCAAAAGCCCCGCCTTTTCCAATTCGTCAACGTATTGCCGGGCGCGTTCAAGGGTTGCCCAACACGCCGCCCCGGCCATGAAGCGGGGTCCGGCAACGTGGCAACGGGGCTTGCGCCGGTATATGGGGACGCCTTTCAAAACATCAATCTTTTGCCAGCGTGTTTTCATTTGCGGAACCCTTCAAGCCAAGAATGAAAGGCGGCGTCTTGCTTGGCGAATTCCGCCGGATACGCAACAAGCCAAGCGGTTTCTTCCGCCGTGCAATCCCGGCAACGCATGGCTTCCCCATCAATGCGCCAAAACATCATGCGCCAACTTGCCGGGCCGTTGTTGGGACCCACCGGGGAAAAATACGGGTGGGGGTGAATGGTCAAGCCCGTATAAGGGCAAAACCGGTCCGGGTTCCACTTGTCCCCCATCTTGCGCATGATGAAAGTTTGCACGGCGTCAAAAGGGAATCACCTTGTCAAGTTCACGGTTGAACCAATCAAGGCATTGTTGTTGCATTTTCGCAACTTCGGCGGGGTGGGTTGTAAGCCATTCAACGCTTGCCCGGTCCGCCCGGCTTGAACCCGTGTTGATACCGTCCGGCGTGAACCAATCAATCAACCAACCGGCCCCGTGTTTGGAAAGCCGGGGGCAACCCCATTCCGCGCCGTCTTGCCAAGTCATATCTTGAAGAGGTTGGCCAACGCAACGCCGATTGCCGCAAACGCCCCAAGTGACGCCGCAAGGGTCAAGGCGGGGTGAAGGTCCCCGAAGACCCCGGCAAGGACGCCAAGGACCCCGGCAAGGACCCAACAAGAGGCTTTCCGAAACCTTGCCCGGTAAATGAACCGGGGGCGGGGTTGATATGTCTTGACCGGATAGGGGGCGCGGAATGGTTGGGGCTTCATGTTGTTTTTTATTGGGTGATTTCCGCAACCGTGATTGCGGGCTTGGCTTGGGTCAAGCCTTCAAGTTGATTCATCAACGCAACCTTGACCGTTGCGCGGTTGTTGACCGGGGCCGGGATAAAGACATGGAAGACCCGGCGGACCGTTCCAACCAGCGTTTCCGCCTTGTAATGGGTCCCCGGTGGGGATTGGTCCGCCCCGCTGGCAAGCCAAGCAATGCGAAGGGTTGGCCCGTCAACGCGGGAACGTTTGATGTTTCGCGCAAGGGCGCAATTTTCTTCATGGGTGGGGCGTGTTGTCATGCGCAAGGAACTTCAAGGTTGGCAACCTTTTGGACAAGGGCTTTTTCGTCTTCCTTGCGGATAGTTTCCACAATAAACCGGACGGCGGGCAAAAGCCCTTGCCGGGACATTTTGGAAATTCCGGGGTATTCGGGATTTGCGGAAACTTCAAAGAATTCCCTTGGAAGGTTCCAAGCGAAAGACCCAACGCGTTCAATCAAGATGGAATGCCGGGCTTCCACAATAGCAAGGACCAGCGTTGCGAATTCTATTTTTTCCGAATCGTTCATTTCAATCATGTTGTTCATTCTATTTGTTGTTTTTGTTGAAAAAGGTCCGTTTACCGTTGTTTACCTTTTGGCCGTTTTTGGTAAACAATTAGAAAAAAGTCATAAGTCATTGAAATTCATTTACTTTCTATTTATCAATTTATTGTTGTTTACCTTGTTTACCCTTGTTTACCGTATTTCAGGAATAAAAAACCGCTCATGAACGCGCGGGGAATTCCCCGGTCCGCGTGTGAATGGGTGAAAATGTCTTTTTCCGGGAAAACTGGTAAACAAGGTAAACAAGCCGCGCAACTCATTGAAAACCAACAAGTTGCGTTGTTTACCCCGTGGTAAACAAGAGGTAAACAAAGGTAAACACGGGGCGTTTTCATATTCTTTTGAATGCCCGCAACCATTTGTTGCGAATGTTCACCCATTTACGGACCCGGCGGAAATCCGCTTTCCCGTGTGAATGCAATTGCCGGGTGATTGCCGCTTGCGCGTTGCAAATCTTTTCAAAGGTCCTTTCACGTTGCGCGTTCATTTGTGGGAAAGGATTTGTTCAATAATTGATTCCGGGGATTTGCGGGACATTGCCGCCATTTCCAAAACCCCCATTGCTTGCGCTTCCGTGTTGGTATTGTTTGCAACGTGGCGGCATGTCTTCAAATCGTATCCGGTAAGAAAGGCGGCTTCACGCGCCCAAGCTTCCCGTTGGGCTTCCAAGCCGTCCGGGCGGGCCGGTGGGGCTTCCACCGTCACTTTGATTGCCGTTGCCTTGCCGGTCCTTTGGAAGCGTTCCCGGACCAGCGTCTTGACTTGTTGAACCAAAACCCGGCCAAGCCTTGCTTCCGCCGGGTCATAGCTATTGAACGGAACCCACCCGGCGCAATGGACGGCGTGATTTTCCGCTTGGGTCAATTCAACGTGAAGCGTGTTGTCAATGATATATGTTTTCATGATTGTTCAATTGTGATGAAATGGGAAACGGAACGGTCCATTTCCCGCGTGTCCACAAGGACCCGTTCCTTGCCGTGGAATTCGCGCAAGACGCGCAAGGCGTCCTTTTTGCATTCAATCCATTTTTCGGAACCCTTGGGTTGCATCATATAAAAATGATGACGGCGGCGGCGTGTTGTTGTCATGGTTGTTGGTTTCTGGTTGGGGAAAATTTGAAAGCGTGTTTGGCCATTCGGCGGGCGTTGTCCGCGTAGGGAACGCCGGTTGCCCTATGTTCCCGGATTGCGGCGCGGGCTTCGTCAACCCACCGGGAAAGGGGCAAGGAAGACAAATAAGAAACGTAAACGGACGCGCCGATTTGATGACCGAAGCGGCGGCTTGTGAAATACGAATACCCGCCCCGGTTGTTTTGGATTTCAAGACCCAAGGGGCGCAAGGCGCGGTTGATTGTTCTTTTGTTCATGCTTGGGGGCCGGTGAAGATTGTTGCTTTCACAAGTTTGGGAAGACCGGTCCGGCGGCTTCCGTTTTGCGCGGAATACAGGGTGAAGGTTCCGGTTTCATAGTTGCCCCGGAAATCCGGGAAGAGGTTTTTCGGTTGCTTGCAACCCTTCGTTGCAACCAGTTCCCAAAAGTAAGGACCGGGCGCGGGGTATTCGGCGGAACCTTCCCAAGCTTGGGCGGTTGCGTTGTAAACGGTCTTGCCGATTTGAATGCGGCAAGGGGCGGGAAGCGTGGCGGTGTTGGACATGCAAAAAGGAATAGTTGGGGCGGATTGATATATCAAGAAAAATCTTCCGGCTTTCTGAAAAAGATTTTTTCAACGGTTTTGACAAGCCCGGCGGGACCCTTTGCAAAGTGGGTCCGGGCATGAAGGCAACGGTTCCCGCTTTCGTCCCATTGGGCGGGGTATTGTTCAACGTCTTCAATCCATTCAATCACGCCGTCCGCTTCCACTTCCGCACCGGCAAGCATGGCGGCGCGTCCCTTGCGGCGCAAGGCGGCTTTCTGGTCTTCCATGGCGGCGGCGTCTTCAAGCGTCCCAAGGACAACGTGAAGGGTTCCGTTGATTCGGAAGGTGAAGGTCAAGGCGGGCGGTTTCATTGTGGCGGGTGTTGGTTGCGGCGGGGATGGAACCCGCCGGGGTTGGGGTCAAAGGTTGCAAGGAAGGGCGTTCAATGGGTGATTGTCGGAAGCCCCAACCCAAGCCTTTGCGCTATGGTCAAAGCGAAGCTTCCAAATATCAAAATCTTGACCGAAGGCTTGCGTCTTGAAGATTGAAACAACGCCTTCCGCGTCAACCATGATTGCCCGGCGTCCGAAGGGGACATTGCCGAAAAACCGGCGTTGCGTGGCGGCGGTCAAGCGGAACCAACGCCCGGCCATTTCGTCAAAGCCAAGCACGGCTTCAAAAAATCCCCTTGGGTCTTCAAGGGCTTCGTAAAGGTCAACGGTTGGCGCGTTGTAAGCACGGGCGGAACCCTTGGCGGCGGTGTTGTTTGTTTCGGACATGCGCAATTGATATATCACGCCCGGACCCACGTCAACCCCCAAAGTGAAAAAAGTAAAAAAAAATCCCCGCCCGGAATCTTTCACCGGACGGGGACCCTTCAACTATGAAACACAAGCGGGGGGATTCAACCGAATTTCTTGTCCGCCGTCAACCGTTGGACCCGTTCAAGGTCATTGTTCCGAATGGCGTCTTCAAGTTCCACAATGAAGGCTTCACCCATGCGCCGGGGGATTGCAACAACCGCCCGGCCAAGTCCGCCGCCGGTCATGAAAAGCAACCCCATCTTTGCCAAATGGTCCACAATGGCCGGGTCAAGGTCCGCAACGTCCCGCGTGAAGTCCCCGGCGTCTTCGTCGTCTTCGTCGTCAAGGAAGGACCCAAGGACCCCGGACATTGCCAGCAAAGCCAACAAGGGGGACAACCCCGCGCCGGGCTTGCGCTTGGGCGGGTGAAGGCGGCTTGCCTCTTCCTTGGCGGCGGCTTCCCGTTCTTCACAACGGACGCAACCGCAACCCGGCGTTGCGCCTTCCGGCCATACCGGCGCGGGCGCGGTTGTAAGTTGGAAGGCTTCAAATGCTTTGTGGACCCCGAAGCAAATGCCAAGGTCAAACGTTTCGGGGACGAAGGACACAAGCCGCAACCGCTTCAAGGCGCGTTCAACGCTTCCGTTGTAATCTTCAACGGCGTTTGTGATGTTGTCACGCCAAGCCCCCTTGATGTTGCCATGAAGGACGGAAAAACCGTTGTCCGGGGTGAAGCGGACCGTTGGGGCCAAGTCCCCTTTTTCATGGGGATTGATTAGAACTAGCAATTTGGGAATCATGTTTCTTTTCTGGTTTGTTGTTTTGTTGTTCAAGGGGGCGGGGGTTGGACCCGCCCGGAAAGTTGTATCAAATCCCGTGGCGTTTCATTTCATGGCGGACAATCATCTTTTGCGCCCGCTTGATTCCGCCGTCCTTGCATTCAAAGCTTTCCTTCGTTGCCTTGTTGTAAGCGTTCCACAAGGGGACGTAATCCGGGCGGGTTGAACGCAAATACGAATGCGCCCCTTTGTTTTGGTTGTATTGGTAGCAAGTGATTGACCAATCCCCGAAAATATAAGTTTTGTAATCCCAACGGTTGCTTGGGATTGCCCGGCGTTTGATGGTCCCGTTGATATGGGGGTTCAAATGCGCGTTGTCCGGGGTTGGGGCTTCCACAAGGGGAACTTCAACGATGAATTGCGGATTTTGGAAATGCGCCCGAATGAAAGCCGGTTGGGAAGTCCCGGCGTCAAGGCGTGTTGCGTTGTCTTTGTTGGGTTCCGAAAATCCCCCAAGGTCTTTGTTGTAAAAGAGCAAAGAGCGGGAATCTTGAAGGACAAGTTGGGCGGTGTTGGTTGCGGTTGCGTTCATGGCGGGGAAGTAATACCAGCGGACCGGGGACCCGTCAACGGAAAAGATATAAGTTTTCAAAAAAAGTTTTTACCATGCCGGGCCGGGGTAATAAATGGGGGAACGGGTCTTGAATTCGCTCGTCAATTGTTGAAGCGGAATCATTTCAAAGGCTTCCGTCTTCACCATTGTTGCCAGCGTATCCGCCAACGCCCGCCCGGCCCCGCGTTTGTCATTCTTGAAGCAAGCAAGGCGGCGCGTGTAAATGTTGAAGTATTGGAACGGGACAACTTGCCGGTCAAGCAACCCGTCCGGGCAACGGTATTGAAGGCGTTGTTCCGGGGACAAGGTTTGAAAATGTTTGAACAACCGGCGCAATTCCGCCTCTTGTTTCGCTTCCCCGTTGCCAACTTCCCCGCTTTGGAAACGTTCCATGATTCCGCCGATTTCACGCCGGACGAAGGCAACCGCCCAAGCGGCAATTTCCCCGGTGATTGCGGGCGCGTGGGGGTTGCAACCGGCGGCAATCAAGGCGGCAATCTTCAATCCTTTCAAATGCGCCCGGTTCCAAAGTTCCGCTTCAACTTCGGACCCGTCTTCATTTATTCGGCGGTCCGCTTCATTGTTCAATGCGTCCAAAATCGTTTTGGCTTCGGGTTCCATGCGGACCGGGCAAACCGTGTGATTTTGTTGGGTTGTCACGGCAACCGTGATGAATTGCCCAAGGGCGGCAACCAGCGTTTCCCCCGGCGGGTGGAATGCGTTTGGATTTGTGGCGGGCCGGGGTCCCTTGTATTCAATAATTGAAAAGCGGGGAATCAAGCCTTCCGCAATATGGGATATATCAAGCCCGTTGAAAAAGGTTTCCGGCGTTGATTCACCCAACAAGGAAACGTTGGGGGCTTGAATGACCTTTGTGTTTTTGTCGGAATCCGAATAAACCGAAGAACGCAACACCTTTGAAAATCCGCTTTTGGCGTAAATGTCCAACAAGACCCGGCGCAACATCACAAGGGCGGGGTTGGCTTGGGGGTCACAAATTTGTTGAAGGGTCAACCCGAATTCCCCAAGGATTGAAACGAAGCAAGGAACCCGGTCAAGGACCTTCACAAGAGCTTGCCCCGAAGCGAAGGCGGCGGGTCCTAGAAACTGGTCCGCCATTGGTATCCCTTGCCGGACGGCGGCAATCAATTGGTCAATCCCGGACGCCGCGCCTTCCTTGCCCCGGCCCGTCTTTGCCAAAACAATGATATATTGATTCAAGCCGGTTCCGCTTATGTTGTAAGACCGGGCGCAAATACCAGCGCAAAGCGCAAGGGCGGCGGCAAGGGCAACTTCGGGAACCGGGCGGATTGCGCTTGAAAGGACGTATCTTGCAACGTCCCCCACAAGACCCGGCGGGAACGTGTAATTTCCGAAGGGGTTGCCCGTTTGGTCCGGCAAGGCTTCAAGAACGATTTCCGAAGGCTTGGGGGCGGCTTCCGGGGCCGGTGGGGTTGGAATCAAGGCAAGGGCGGACACGTCAACAATGGGGGCTTCACGCGCCCGGATACGCCGCAAGGACCGGTTCAAGTAAACATCATTCCGCGTTGCCTTCGTCCGGTTGGCAAGGTGGGTTTGTCGGAACATGCGCCGGATTTGTTCATTGCTTCGGGAATAGAAAGCCAACATTGAAAGCAAGGCGTAATCCGCTTCACTTTGGGACGGATACCCCAAGCCGGACCACTCACCTTGACACAACGCAACAAACTTTTCCGCGTTGCTTGCCCGTGTTGCCATTGCCCAAATTGAAGCGTCCGGTTGGGTTTCTTCCTCTTCAATTAGTTCCCCGGAATCATCAACAAGGGAACCGATTTGACGGAACAATTCGGCAAGGTTTTCTTGGCAATCATTGACGGCGGCATTGCGCAAGACGTTCCCCGTGAAAATGATATATCTTTGATTTGCGTAAAGTTCCACCTTGTCCCGGCGGACCCCGCAAGGCAAGACCCCCTTCATGACCAAATGAACGCCCTTCCCGCTTTGTGAAAGTTCCGCGTAAGTTGGGAACGCTTCCAAAATCTTTTGATGACGGGCGGCAATTTCAAGGGCTTGGGGAAAGTCCGCGTCCCCTTCCACAATATCCGATTTGACCCCGGCAAGGACCCGTTCAAAAGGGTTGTCCAAGTCAATGATTGCAAAAGGATCATTCAACCCAAGAATGAAGCCAACATGTTTCATTCCCGCTTGAACCGCTTCCGCGAATGTTCCGCCGGTTGCGGGGTTGGCCGGGTCCGCCCGTTGGCCGGTCCGGGGGTTCACTGGTATCTTGTCGGAACCAGCGCAAACCCATTGTGGAAGGGCGCGAAGTTCCGGCGGAATGTTTTCAAAAAGTGGGTTCATGGTTTGGCTTCGGGCGTAAAGGAAACAATAATCAATTCAACGCGTTGAACGGAAGGGGTTGGGATTGCGCCTTGCCGGAACTTACGAAGCCAAGAAATCGGCAATTTCGTTTTTTCGTAAAGTTCTTCAAGGGACCACGCCCTTGATATTTCAAGGGCTTGGGGGTAAAGGTTGCCGGGTGGAATTTCTTTTTTCACTTTTTGCTTGCGGGTTGGCTTACGCTGGAAAATAAGGGGGACGTAATCCGGCAACGCAAGCCCCAAATGAAAAATCAACCAACCCCCGGCAATGAGCGCAAAACCAACCGTTGAACATGTCAAAGCTCTTTTTCAAGAGCGGACCCAAATTGAAGCTTGGCTTGACCCAACCCCGGACCCCGCCGTTTGGCCCCCGAAGGGTTGGCAAGTTCACCCGCAAAACCCCGCCTTTCTGGTCCGCATTGTTGAAGCGGACAAATTGCGGGAAGAACTTTTTGGAAGCCCGGAACGTGATTCAAATATCATTCTTGCGAATGCCCGCCTTGCGGAAATTGAAGGCGTCTTGACGAAATACTTTTTCCCCAAGCCCAAGCCCGAAGGGACCCAACGCAAGACGATGGACGGCTTCGTTGTGATGTTGAAAACTGGTATCAAACGCGTTGTTGATATGGACGCCTTGCCCGCCGTGTTGTTGAAATGCCCCAAGGGAACGGAAGACAAGGTTGTTGATTGGAAGGCAACCTTGAAGTTGAAGGAATTCCGGGAACTAACGGAAAAGGCGCAAACAACCTTTGCCGGGGCAATCATTGAAAAGCCCGAAAAACCAGTTTTTGAAATCGTTCCCCAACCTTCGGAAGATTGAACCCATGGCAATCACTTATTCAACAACCGCCGCCACAACGGCAACCCAAGGAATCAAAGCCGCCATTTATGGCAATTCCGCAACCGGGAAAACGTCAAGCATTGCAACCGCGCCCGCGCCTTTCATCATTGCGGCGGAACCCGGCTTGTTGTCACTTACGAAGGGCAACATTGAAAGGATGTTTGGCGTTGGGGTTGCCGGAATCACTTATGACATTCCCGTTGCCAAGATTGAATCTTGCGCGGACCTTCGGGGCATTCATGCCGCGTTTATCAGAAAGGACCCTTGGACCCTTGCCTTCAAAACCCTTGCCCTTGATTCACTTTCCCAAATTGCGGAATATGAATTGAAATATCAAATGACCCAAACCCCCAACGGTCAAAAAGCTTACGGGCAAATGGCGGACGAAGTGCTTGATTGCATCCGGCTTTTCATGACGCTTGACGGCGTGAACGTAATCTTCACCGCCAAGCAAGCCATATCAACCGCAAGCGGTCTTTATTCGGGAAGCTTCCCCGGCCAATTGCTTGACTTCCACTTTCCCTTTGAATTTGATGAAATCTTTCAAATGGTCCTTTCGGACAACGGAACCGGCGGCGTGAACCGCTATTTTCGGACCGTTTCGGACCATAAGAATTTCGCCAAAGACCGAAGCGGCGCGTTGGACCCACGCGGGGAATTCCCCAACTGGTCCCACGTCTTCAACAAAATTTCCGCCGTTTCCTAGTTGTGGGAACGGTTGAACAAACAACAACGAAACAAACAAACAAACCAAAAAAGTTATATCATGTCACAAGAAAAAATGACCGGTCTTGCCTTTGACGCAAGCCAAGTTGCCCCCGCAACCCTTTCGGACCCAATCCCGCCGGGTTGGTATCCGTCCGAAATTACGGATTGCGAAGTTGTCCCCGTGAAGGGACGTAATGGCGGAACCCGCGTGAAGGTTGAATTCACCGTGATTTCCGGGGACTTCAAAGGGCGCAAGTTCTTCGGTTCCATCAACAACAAGAACGCCAACGCCCAAGCCCAAGAAATCGGGCAAAAGGAATTGTCCGCCCTTTGCCACGCCGTCAACGTCATCCATGTTACGGACACGAAACAATTCATTGGCAAGCTTTTGCAAGTGAAGGTGAAGGTCAAACCGGAAGACAAGGAAGGCGGGTACGACGCCGCCAATGAACCGAAGGCATATAAGCCAATGGAAGGCGCAACGCCGGGCTTGCCCGCTGGTCCCGCGTTCCCCGCTGGTCCCGCCCCGTTTGCCGCCGGACCAGTTGCCGCCCCGGCCCCGGTTGTTGACTTTCCGCCCGCTGGTTGGATGCCCCACCCAACAAGCCCCGGATATTTTCACAACGGCGTTGAAGCGTTGCTTGAAGCGGACCTTCGGGCGCGGTTTGCCCCGGTTGTTCCGGTTGCCCCACCGGTCCCCGTTGCGCCCCCCGTTGCGCCCCCGGCCCCGGTTGTCCCCGCCGCCCCAAGCGTCCCACCGGCCCCCGTTGCCGCCCCCGTGGCGGTCTTCCCGCCCGCCGGTTGGATGCCCCACCCGCAAAGCCCCGGTTTCTTTTACACGGCAACCGGTCAAGTCATGAGTGAAGCGGACCTTCGGGCAAGCGTGGCGGTCCCCGCCGCCCCGGTTGCGCCCGCCATTCCCGCCGCCCCGGCCATTCCAACCGCCCCGGCAATCCCCGCCGTCCCCGAAGCCGGGGGCGTCCCAACCCCACCTTGGGCGCAAGCCGCCGGTCAATAATCCCCACAACTAGGAAACCAACAAACCGGGCAGGCGTGAATCATTTGGATATTGAAACACGCCCGCCCCTTTCTTTTCTTATATCATGCAAAACAAACACAATCCCCAAGCCTTCACGCCCAACGAATACGGGGGGCCGGAAGGCTTCCGCCTTTTGACTCATGAGGAAGCCGCCGTTTTGACGGACCCCGAAAGCGCAAAGACCCACCTTGCAACAATCTTGAAAGAACGGTTGCGCCCGGAACTTTTCAACGAAGCAACCGCCGGTTGGCAACGCGCCCTTTCCCCGCGTTTCAATGAGTCTTTCACTTACCGGACCGAAGCCCCGGAACTTGAACCCGAAGACTTGCCGGAAATGCCGGTTTCAATCTTGGACAACCCGGACTTCCGGGAAGCGGTTGCGGAAAACATCAATCAAGCGGTCTTCCTTTGTCATGGCTTGGCGGTTGCCGCCGGTTGGCATTCGGACTTGAAGACCGGCCAACGCGCCCCGGTGAACGTCCCGGAAAAGCTCTTGTTGATTGTCACGGAAATTGCCGAAGCAACCGAAGGCTTCCGCAAGAATTTGGCGGACGATAAACTTCCGCAACGGTCCATGTTGGAAGTTGAACTTGTGGACGCCGTGATTCGGATTTTTGACCTTGGCGGCGCGTTGGGCTTGGACCTTGGCGGGGCAATGGTTGACAAACTGGTTTTCAACCAACACCGGGCGGACCATAAACCGGAAGCCCGGCGGGCAACTAACGGAAAGGCATTTTGACCTATGGCAACCCCCACCGGCTTCGTTGAATGCAACACGGTTTTGACCGCCCCAAAAGGGCAAGAGGAATCTTGCGGCAACCTTCCCATTGTCCGGGTTCCCGGCGTCTTCACTGGTTCCGTTTGGGAACTTGACCCGGACGAATTGGAAACCGTGAAATCAACGGGAAAGATATTCCTTGCCGTGTTGGCGGGCGGCGTGACCCAACCGCCCGTTGTCCTTTGCGCGTACACGCCGGGGATTCCGCAAGCGGTTGTTGAAGCCATGACCAACCCCCCCGAAGAATGAAATCAATCATTTCCCAACTTGCCACAAGCCGCCCGGACCTATCCGTTGACGAATTCGCAAAGGTTTATTCAACAACCCACCCGCAAGGGGGGAACTTGACGCCGGACAACATCCGGCAAGCCTTCGCGGCGTTCAACAAGTATTGCCGGAAAGCCCGGACCAATCGCAAAGCCCAACAAGCCCGCAAATGAACTTTGAAGTTGTGGGTTCCCCGAATCATGAAAACGAATTGCAAGAATTTCGTTTCAAATTCCACGGGGAAACCATGACTTTGACCGTTGTCCGTTTCCGGGTTTACCAGCGGGCAAAAGAAACTTGCCCTTGGGACCTTCAAGGGGAATGGACATTCCCGGACCTATTCCATAAAAACACCTTGCCGCAACCGGAACTTCCCGGTTGGGCAATGGTTGACGCAAAAACATATATCATTCAACAATTACGATTTCAATGAACAACAAAGAATTGACCGGCAAGCTTGACCGCTTGCGTTTGACCATAGCAATAGCAACCCGCGCCCTTGAAGTATCAACCGAAGCCTTGGGCAAAGCCAAAGACCAGTTGGACGCCTTCACCCAAGAATTGCTCCCCTTCATGGACCAACCGAATGAAAGCCCAAAAGACTCTTGACGCAATCAACGCCGCCCTTGAATTGGCGCAAGACCGGGAACATAGGTCCCACCTTGGCGCGTCCATTCTTGGGCGGCAATGCGCCCGTGAAATTTGGTATTCCTTCCGGTGGACAATGAAGGAACTTTTTGAAGGGCGCATGTTGCGGCTTTTTGACCGGGGACACAAGGAAGAGGAACGTTTCGCGGAATGGTTGCGGGCGGCAAAGATTCAAGTTTGGACCAATGACGAAAGCAAGCCCCGCCAAGCGGACGGGACATTTCCCCAATATCGCATTTCCGGTTGGGGCGGTCACTTCGGCGGAAGCCTTGACGGCGTGGGGTTGGGGTCCCCGGACCTTCCACCCAACACGCCCTTTCTTTGCGAATTCAAAACCCACAATGACAAGAGCTTTTCAAGTCTGGTCAAGGAAGGGCTTTGTTCCCATAAGCCGGAACATTTCGCGCAATGCCAAATATACGCTTGGCGAATGGGTTTCCCTTGGACAATATATCTTGGGATAAACAAGAATGATGATGACATTTTCCCGGAATTGATTCAAACCAACCCGTCCGAAGGGCAACGGTTGTTTGACCGGGCCGGAATGATTCTTGCCAGTGAAACCCCGCCGCCAAGGATTGCCACAAGTCCCCGCATGATTGCCTTTGCTTGCCGCTTTTGCACGTTCAAGGAAGTTTGCCATTCGGGCGCAATGCCGGAAATGAATTGCCGGACTTGCCAGTTTTCCCGCATGGAAGACGGCGGCAAGTGGCGTTGTGGGAAGTTCAACGTTGAATTGACGAAGGAAGCCCAACAAGCCGGTTGCCAAGCTTACGGATTGAAAGCGGGGTTCAAGTCATGAAGCTTCGTCCGTATCAATTGGCGGCGGTCCAAGCCTTGTTTGATTATTGGATGAACAACACGGGCAACCCCGTTGTTGCCATGCCAACCGGGACCGGCAAAAGCCTTGTCATTGCCGAATTCATCCGCCGGGCGTTGTTGCAATATCCGGGGACGCGGATTCTTGTATTGACCCACGTCAAAGAGCTTGTTGGGCAAAACTTTGAAAAGTTGCTTGAACTATGGCCAACCGCCCCCGCCGGTATCTTTTCCGCTGGTCTTCGGCGGCGGGACCTTGGACGCGCCGCCACGTTTTGCGGGATTGGTTCCGTTGCCAAACGCCCGGAACTATTCGGGCGGGTTGATTTGGTCTTGATTGACGAATGTCACACGGTAAGCGCAAAGGAAACAACCCAATACCAAAGATTTATCAACGCCTTGAAGCGTTCCAATCCGCTCTTGAAAATTGCCGGGTTGACCGCCACGCCTTACCGGTTGGGGCAAGGAATGATTGTTGAACCCGGCGGGCTTTTTTCGGACATTTGCTTTGATATAACTTCACGGGACGAATTCAACAAGTTGATTGCGGAAGGGTATCTTGCCCCGTTGGTCCCCAAAAAGATGAAAGCGGAATTTGACGTTTCCGGCGTCAAGATGACCGCCGGGGACTTCAACGCAAAGGACCTTGCCGCCGCCGTTGACAAGGAAGCAATCACCCGCGCCGCGTGTGAAGAAATGGTTGCGTATGGAACGGACCGCAAATCTTGGCTTGTATTCGCAAGCGGCATTCAACACGCGGAACATGTTGCTTTGACCCTTTCCGAAATGGGGATTTCCGCCGTTGCCATTCATAGCAAAAGCGGGGACGAAGCAAGGGACGAAGCGGTTGCGGCGTTCAAGTCCGGGGAAATCCGCGCCCTTGTCAACAACGGCGTCTTCACAACTGGTTTTGACTTTCCGGGGATTGATATGATTGCCGTATTGCGTCCCACGGCGTCCCCCGGTTTGTGGGTTCAAATGTTGGGACGCGGAACGCGCCCGCTTTGGCTTCCCGGCTTTGACATTTCCACAATTGAAGGGCGGCTTTCTTGTATTATGAGCGGGCCAAAGCGCAATTGTCTTGTGTTGGACTTCGCGGGCAATACGCGCCGCTTGGGTCCCATCAATGACCCGAAGAAACCGAAGACCAAAGGCAAGGGACCCAAGGGGGACGTTCCCGCGAAGGTTTGCGCAACTTGCATGACCTTCAACCATGTTTCCGCCCGCCATTGTTGCGAATGCGGGGCGGAATTCCCTTTCAAGGTGAAGCTTGAACGTGAAGCTTCGGAAGACGCCTTGATTGCCGGGAACCCGGTTGACGAAGCCCCCAAGGAACCCGTGACGGAATGGTTTCACGTCACGGGCGTGACCTATTCAAAACACGTCCCGTTCATGGGGAAGCGGTCCGCAATTTTCAAGTCCGCCAAGCCCAACATGCGGGTTTCATACGATTGCGGAATACGAAGCTTCACGGAACACGTTTGCTTTGAACATGAAGGGGCGGCAAAGGCTTCGGCGCGTCAATTTTGGCTTGAAGCCGGGGGGCCGGGCTTGACCATCCCCCAAACCGTTGACGAAGCCCTTGCGCGGACCGGTTCATTGACGGAACCCCAACGCGTCCGCGTTTGGATAAACCGCCAGCATCCGCAAATCATGTTCCGCGAATTTGACAACACGCCCGCCAACCTTCAATCTTCCCCCGCATGAACAACCCCGCAATCAAATTGACCCCGCAAGAAACCGCTTCCCTTGAAACCTTGTTTGCCCGCGTTGGGCAACTGGTCATTGAAAAGCAAGGTTGGGGCAAGACGTGTCTTGATTGTCACTTTTTCAATGAGCAAACCGAAATTTGCGGCAAGTGGAACGCCCGGCCCCCGGCCCGGACTATTGTTGAAGCGTGTCCGGCGTTTGACCCGGTTCCTTTTTGACCCCGTAAAGCGTTGAAAATCAAAGGCGGAAAAGAAATATCAAAAAGATTGAAGAATTCGCTTGATATATCAACCCGGCGGAAGTATTCCTTTTGCATGTCCAACACAACGCCAACCGCCGCCAGTTTGAAAATCATTGCAATCACCGCAACATTCCCAACGGTCCTTGAAGCCCTTGAAGCTTCCGGGATTGACATTGAATACAACCCCGCTTCCGCCCGCCAAAAGGCAAAGGAACTTGAACAACCCAACCGCCACTTTGCCGCCGTCAAGGAAGCTTGGCTTTGCGAAGACGGGGAAATTCGTTTCATCGTTGATTGCGCGGACGGCTTGCGGGTCTTGAATACGTTTGACCCCTTCATTTCTTGCTTGGACGATTCGGACTTCACGCTTGCCATTGTCACGAAAGAAAGAATCACGTTTCACACGTCCTTGACCTTCCCCAAGTCCATGCGCAAAGCATTGGTTGGACTTGCCCCCTTCATTGTTTCTTGACATATCAACCCGGCGGGGGTTCCATCCCCCCGCCCCCACTTCACCCCACCCATGAAAACCGCCCTTGTCATCCTTGCCGCCGTTGCCGCCCTTTACTTTGTGGCAACCGTCAAACCCGGAACGTCCTTGAAGGACGAAGCCAACCAAAGCCGCAACGCCGCCATTGAAGAGGCGCAAGCCCTTTGGAAGTGAAGCCCCCTTTCTATTGATACAACAACCCCCAACAAGGAACCAAACCAGTGAACGAAAAGAAAAACGAAAGCGAAGCTTCAAAGAAAGCCCGCGCCGCCCGTGACAAAGCCCGCCGCGAAGCCGCCAAGGCAAAAAAAGCCGCCCCGGTCAAGACAACGGCGGCGGACGTGAAAAGGCATGAACGCCTTGCAACCGCCGCAATCGGCAAGCCCCCCGCCAAGGCTTCCAAGCCCGCCCCGGCCAAGAAAGCCGCGAAGAAAGCGGCAAAGCCCGTGAAGGCGGCAAAGACCGCCAAAAAAGCGGCAACGAAGGTCCCGGCCAAGGTTGCCACAAAGACCGCCGCCCGGTCCATCAAGCCCGGCTTGAAGGTTGTCACGGGTCACAAGGCGGGGACCCTTCCGGGGGATGAAACCGCAAACGGCGTCTTGAAGCCCCGCGAAGGGACCCAAGCCCGCAAGCTTTGGGAACTTTGCGACGGCTTGAAGAAAAAGCTTGGACGCCCCCCGGCCCGCTTTGAATTCCGCGAAGCAATCCAAGCCTTCAAGGGAACGGACGGCGTTTCCCCCATCAACCCGGATTCCGCTTCCTTCCAATACTTCGCTTGGCGCAAGTTCTATGGGGTCAAGGGGCGTTCAATCGGCATTTACCCGAAGCGCAACACCTTTGAAGCCAACACGCCGGAACCGGTGAAACCAGCGAAGAAAGCCGCCAAGAAAGCCGCCAAGAAATAACTTTTCCGGTCCGCCGGAACAATCCGCCCTTCGGGGTTCCACCTTCACCCATTGCGTCAAATCGGGACATGTAAGGGAAGGGAACCGGGAACCCCGAAGGGCTTTTTCTTTCTTATATCATGCTTGAAACCTTGAAATTTGTCCGGGCGGCGGTTTGTCGGAATGACCTTCAACCCACGCTTCAACATTTCCGAATTGTCAACCGGACGGTCACGGCAACCAACGGGCAATTGACTATTCAAGCCCCCTTGCCGGTTGATTTGGATTGCGCCCCCCAAGCAATGCAATTCTTCAAGGCAATTGCCGCGTGTGAAGGGACCATTGCGTTGACCTTGGACAAGGGGCGTTTGCTGGTCCGGTCCGGGCGGTTCAAGTCAACGGTTGATTGCGCGGACGCGGACCGCTTCCCGGTCAACCAACCCACCGGCCAAACCTTCCCCCTTTCCGCCCCCATCGTCCCCGTGTTGAAAAGGCTTTTGCCCTTCGTATCAACGGACGAATTGCGCCCTTGGGCTTGTGGGGTCCTTTTCGTCAACAATTCCGCCTTTGCAACCAACAATATATCAATCATTGAACATTGGTTGCCGGTTGCCTTCCCGGTCATTGCGCATTTACCAACGGACGCAATCAAGGAATTGATACGGTTGAAGATTGAACCCCATTCCGTCCAAGTTGAATCCCATCAAGTGACCTTCCACCTTCCCGGCGGGGCTTGGATTGCTTGCCAAACAACGGTTCACAAATGGCCGGACCTTCAAAGAATCTTCACGGAAGCGGAAACGTTCAAGGGACCTTGGACCCAAGGCGCGGACCTTGAAGCCCTTTTGAATGACGTTGAAAAGTTGGCCCCCTTCACGGACGAAATGAACCGGGTCCGCTTTCATCCGGGGGAAGTATCCACAAGCCGCCCGGACGCGCCGGGAACGTCCCTTGCCTTGCCAGCGTCCCCCGGCGCGGGCGTCTTCCAAGCCGGGCAAATCTTGGGCTTGCGTGGCGTTGCTTCCAAGGTGGGTTTTGCCAACTATCCGCGCCCGGTCCCTTTCTACGGGGAAGGCGTCCGGGGCGTGATTGGCGGAATGATTGACCCCGGCCCGGTTGCCCCTTACGTTCCACCCCCACCCCTTCCCCCGAAGACCCCCGAAGAACAAAGAACTTGGGATGAATTGGTTGCATCCGGTGAAATTCCTTTTTGATATATCATGAGAAAAGACGCCTTGGGCTTGCTATGGGAAGAAACGAAACGCCCCCAAATTGAAAGGGTCCGGGAAATCCCGCCGATTCCCGCAACTGGTTGGAAGCCGCCGGTTGCCTTCCCCAACCTTGCCCCGGCAAGGACCCTTTCATTTGACCTTGAAACATGGGACCCGGAACTTGCGGACTTCAAGGACCCCTTCGGGGAAACGATTTCCGGCAAGGGTCCGGGTTGGGCGCGTGGCAAGGGTCACGTCATAGGGCTTGCCGTTGGAACCGAAGACGGCGGGCGTTGGTATTTCCCCTTGCGGCATGAAATGGAACCGGAATGGAATTGCAATCCGTCCGCCGTTTTTGCTTGGGCAAGACATGAATTTTCCCGGTCCCATCAACCCAAGGTTGGGGCAAATTTGCTTTATGATTTGGGTTGGCTTCGGCAAGAGGGAATCAACGTTGCCGGGCGGTTGATTGACGTTCAATTTGCCGAAGCCTTGCTTGACGAAACGGCGCGGACCGCCCTTGAAGTTTTGGGCGTGAAATACTTGAAGGAAGGGAAAGATTCAGCAAGGCTTTACGAATGGATTGCGGCGGCTTACGGCGGACCGGCAACGGGTGAAGCCCGAAAATTCCTTTACAAGACCCCGGCCCGCCTTGTGGGACCATACGCGGAAAGTGACGTTGACCTTCCCCTTCGGGTTTGGGAAAAACAAGAAAGCCTTTTGCGGGCGGAAGGGTTGCTTGATTTGTTCAACATGGAATGCGCCCTTTTGCCCTTGTTGCTTGAAATGCGTTTTGCGGGCGTGTCCGTTGACCTTCCGAAAGCGGAAGCCTTGCGGGAAGTCCTTCAACGCCGCGAATACGAAGAACAAGCCGCGTTGAATCATCTTTGCGGGTATCAAGTGAACGTGAACGCCGCCGAAAGCTTGGCCCCGGCGTTGGACCGTTTGGGGATACGTTACCCCCTAACGGAAAAGACCCGCAAGCCGTCAATCACAAAGCCCTTTCTTGAATCATTGGCCGGAATTGAAATTGCGGACCGGGTGGGGGAAATCCGCAAGATTTCAAAACTTCGCGGGACCTTTCTGGAATCTTATATTTTGGGAAGCCATGTCAACGGCAAGATTTTTTGCCAGTTCCACCCAATGCGGGCGGACGAAGGCGGGACGCGTTCCGGGCGGTTTTCATCGTCAACCCCCAATCTTCAAAACATCCCAAGCCGGGACGAAGAACTTGCGCCGCAAATGCGGGGAATGTTCATCCCGGACGCCGGTCATAGGCGTTGGGTCAAGTTTGACTATTCACAAATTGAATACCGCTTTCTTGCGCATTTCGCAACCGGCCCCGGCGCGGATGACTTGCGGGCGCAATACAACCGGGACCCCCGGACGGATTACCATGTTCACACGCAAGACATGGTTCAACGTATCTTGCGCCGGGAAATTTCGCGGAAGCCAATCAAGACCATCAACTTCGGGTTGATTTACGGGATGGGGATTCCCAAACTTTTATCTTCCTTGAACCTATCCGAAACGGAAGGGGAAGAATTCTTTGAAGCGTATCATTCCGCCGCGCCTTACGCCAAAGCAACAATGGAAAGTTGCACGGAAGAGGCGCGGAACTATGGGACGATTTCCACAATCTTGGGGCGGCGGTCCCGGTTTGATTTGTGGGAACCGGACGCTTGGAACGATGGGGAACGTTCACCGGCTTTGCCTTACTGGCAAGCGTCCCAAGCTTACGGCGGGGACATTCGGCGGGCAATGTTGCATAAGGCTTTGAATCGGAAACTTCAAGGGTCCGCCGCCGATATGATGAAACTGGCAATGTTGGAATGTTGGAAGTCCGGCGTCTTTGCCGTGACCGGCGTCCCACGCCTAACGGTTCATGATGAACTTGATTTTTCGGACCCCGGCGGGCGTGAAGCGGAAGCGGGCTTTCGGGAAATCAAACGAATCATGGAAAATTGCATGAAGCTTTTGATTCCGGTCATTGCGGACGCCGAAGCCGGGCCGGATTGGGGGCATGTTTCGGACGTTGTTTTTTGACCCCAAAAAATTATTTTGAAAAAGATACAAGTTTTCTCTTGCCAACCCTCGGCCCGGTGAAGTAGGGTCCCGGCATGTCCAACAACAACAACACCGCCGAAGCCGCCAAGCCAACCCGCAAGCCTCTTGTCATGACCTTGCGGCATGGGTCCGTTTGCAACTTCCCAAGTTATCCGCAACCCGAAGCCGGGCGCAAGATTCTTCAAGTTTCAAATGATACCGTCCGCCTTTACTTCAACGTCAACATTGACTTGATGGCGGTCCGGGGAACTTATATCCCCAACGGTTTTGAATCCCCAACCTTTTCTTTCAAGTCTGAAATGATGATTGATGACGCCTTGACCCTTTGCCTTTTCCCCGGTCACGGTCAAATTGCGGACGCTTCCGCCGTGTATTCCAAGCCGGACGGGATTCATACCCTTTGGGACCGCAACGGTTGGTTTGCAACGCATGAACGCCCCCTTTCCCGGACCTTTTGGGCGCGGGACCTTGGAACCCATATCCCGGACACAACAAGCGTCCGCCTTGTCCGCGTTGAAAAACTGGTTGATGGGGAATGGAAACGTTGCCGCAAGGTCCAAGTTGACCCGCAAGCGCAATTTGAATTCCGCCCCGAAGCTTGAACCAACAACCCGCCGGGGTTCAATCCCCCGGCCAACCTTCCCACCCAATGCCCAAGCCCTTGAACATATTTCATTTCCTTCCGCCCGCGTGTGATGAATGGAAGCTTGAAGCCGCCTTGATTGCCGCCGGGTATCCGGTCCGCGTTGTCCGGGATTGCCGCCGGGGCGTGAAGATTTCCCCCACCCAACCAGTTGCCCCCGCCGAAGTCCGGGCGTTTGTCCTTGGATGGACCGCCGGGGCGTTGGGTTCCTAGTTTCCCCCCAAACATCCCCCCGGCCCCCGTCCGCCCCTTTGGTCCCCCCGCCGAAGGGGCGGATTTGCGCCGGAATGCCGCCTTCCCGGCGTCCGGGGCCGGAATTCGGGTATTGACGCCCGCCGGGGGGTCCGGCAAGGTTCCCCGCGTAGTTTGTGAACGCCGCCCCGGTGGAAGTTTGCGCTTCATGTTGGCGGGCTTGCCTTTGTTTCCGGGGGGGAACGGGGCAAGCCCGTTTTGCGTCACGGAATGACCGCTTCCGCCGAAAGACCCATTTCAAGCCCCCAAACGTCCAACACGCCAACACGCCAATACAAGGGGCGGACCGGCGCGGGAATTGTGGCGTTGGTCACGGTCCGCGTTGCAATGAGCGTTGACCCGTCCGCCGTGAAGCCGGACGTTGTGGAAGCGTAAACCCGATATTCCAACAAGTCCGCTTCCGGGGCGTGGGTCCAACTTCCGGGATAATCGGAACCGGCGGGGCTTCCAACTGTCAACGCCGTGGGAATTTCGGGGACCGGGTTTGACCGGGTGATTGATGTTTCATTTCCGTTGCCGCCTTCGTTGTAAGCGGAAACCTTGAACGTGAACGCCCGCGTTGTTGCGCCGTCCGCCGTGGCGTCCGTGAACGTGTAAGAGGCAACAAGGGCGGAACCGGCTTCAATGGTCCGCAACAACACCGCGCCGGGGGAAGAATAAACCCCCACGGAATAACCCAAAGCCCCCGTGACGGCGGACCATTGAACCGCCGCCGTCAAGCCGGTGAAATCTGGTTGCGTCCCAAGATACGCGGGCGGACCCGGCGGCGTGATGTTGCTTCCCACAATGTAAGCGTTGGAAACGGTATAAATCACGTTGCCCGTCAAAGCGAAGGGCGCAACGCGGGCTTTCAAGGTTCCGGGGTTGGCCCCAAGTTCAACCGGCGGGGCGGCAAAGTTCCCCGAAGGGTTCCACGTTGCGCCGTCATCGTATGATGTCTGCAAGATATAAGAAACCGCGCCGGGGACCGGGGGCCAATCAACAAAAACACGGTCCGCCTTGTCCGGGACCGGTGAAAGCGTGACGTTTGCAACGGTGGGGTTGGACCCGTTCCGAATCACGCTTTTTTCAATGGCGGCAATGGTTGTTGCGTCTTGATATTCGTATGATTGCGGAAGGTAATTCACGCAAACAATTTCAACGGTTGTTTCATCAAGCGGGCGGATTGATTGAACTTTCCCCAAGAATGCCCAAACGTCCGCCACGCCGAAAGCGTAAAGCGGCGGAACCCGGTTTTCCGAAAAATCCAAAGCTTCCGCCGGGTCACTGGCAAGAATCACCTTGTTGGGCGCGGACCCCGGAACGCAATTGATTGGGGTTCCCAAAATGGCCCCGTCATCCCCCCGAATTGCGATTTTGTGAACAACGTTTTCCGTGGCAAAAATCACTTGCTCGGAAAGGGTCATTTCGTTTGTTGCCCAATCATAGGCAACAATCATTCCCCCTTGCCCAACCCTTACCGTGTCATGAGTGATTGAAACCATGTCAAAGATTGCCGGAATATGACCTTCAAGCCCGGTTTGAAAAGTGACGGTCTTCCGCTGGTATTCGCGGCGGCTTTGCAAATACATTCCTTCCTGATAAGCCCGGTTGCGGTCCGTGCAACCGGGAAGCTTCAAGCGGTCAAGGTTCAAGCCGGACCGTCCCGGCAAAATGGCTTTCACTTCCTTCGTCTTCCACGTCACGGGGTCCGTGTATTCCACAATCAAGCCGTCAAACGGTTGGAAGGTGAACATTGCAAGTTTCTTGCTTAGGCTTCCTTTGATTATGTTGTGTTGATTGAAGACGCCCGAAGGCAAACTTTGGGGCGCGTCCCTAACGGCGGTAATCAAGGACCCTTGCGGAATCGGGATTGCCCGGCCAACCCGCAAAATCATTTGCGCCGCTTCCCAAATTCCCATTGGACCATCAAAGACCCAATCAAACCAATCATTGCGGGCTTCGTAAGTATCCGCCAAAGCCTTCAAGGTTGGCATGTCAAGGAATGATGTTTCAAGCTTCGCGCCATAGCTTGACCGGAACAAATCGCAAAAAGCCCAAATGGGGTTTCTTGTTGCAACCGCCGCCCCCCAACCCGCGCCAACGGTCCATGTTGGAAGCTTGCGCGTTGCGTAAACATTGAACGCCTTTGAAGTCTGGTCATTCAACGAATTCGTTGCCAACGCCTTCATTGCAATCATTGTGACGTTGCCGAAGCTTCCCACGTCTTGCGCGTATCCCTTGGCGGATTCCCACCGGGCTTGTGTGATTTTCCGGGTTGACTCCGGCTTGTTGGTTGTCCGCCGCCCCCGGACTTCATACCGCCCGGCGGCAACCGCCGTTTGAAAAGTGATACGTTGCGGCGTGTTGTCGGAACGTGTGACGTTAGGGTTTGAAAGCGTTGTCCAAGAACCCAACGCGGAACCGCCCGCGTCAATCAACCGGTATTCAAAAAGCAATGTCACGGTTTCCGCTTCAAGCTTGCCCTTGTCGGAAAGCCTATAAAGACCTTGCGGAAAAGAAACATCAACTTCCAAGCGGTGAATTGGCGTTTCAAAGGGGTTGACCGTGAACGGACCAGAAAAGCCCAAGTATTCCGCTTCATTGGGGGCCAAAAGTTCAATGTTGGAAACTTCCAACGCCGTGAAAACGTTACTGTCAATCAAGTTCACGGTTGAACCCGGCGGAACAATTTCAAGTTGAATTTCTTCAAAGTCCCCCGTTGGCGTGTCATCAAGTTGCGTTGCGTGAATGTCAAAGGTTCCTTGCCCAAGGCAAAAAAGGGAAAACTGGTATTGTTGATTCCCAATATATCTTGAATACGGGCGGCTTGCAAAGGTTGGCCAATGCCGGACTTTCCCGTAAACAACTTCAACGGGTTCATTGGGGCGGAAACGGTTGGATTGCCCCCGCAATGTATAAACGGAATTTGCGCCTTGGGTTGTATCCCCCGGAATTGCCGGGTCCGGCATTAAAAGGACAACCGCGATTGCAACAATGATTGCCACAATTGCCACAATCAACAATTCGATTCCTTGGGGGACCGTGACGAATGCCACAACGTCCCCGTCTTTGAAGCGGCGCGTTTCCCATTCCGCCCGCATTATCATTTCCCCGTTGTATTGGCAAACGGTTGGGCGGTCAAATTCGTTGAAGTCTGGTCCGAAGTATTCGCGCAAGAATTCGCGGACGCTTACCCCGTCAATTGAAGTTTCCCGTTTCATGTCTTTGAACGGTTCAAACGGGTTTGAAATAATGAAGACTTGGGTCATGGCTTGCGGTGTTGGTAGAAAGTGAAGTTTTGCAATCCTTGGCCCCGGATTGCCGCTTGCGTTTGGAAGACAACGCCGCCGCCGTTGAAGGCGTGAAGAATGCCGCCGCCCGCTTCGTCAAGCCAAAGCCCAACGTGATGAATTGCGCGGTTTTCAGACATGCCAACGCAAGCGAAGTGAACGGGGGTTGATATTTCTGCCCAAGTTGCGGCTTCGGTCCGGGCGGCTTTGACAACCCCGGCCAAGCCCAACGTTTTGACGCCTTCAAAGGCGGGAAGCTCAAAACCGCGCCGGGCGGCAAAGACAAACCGAAGCAAGCCCCAACAATCAAAGGCTTCCGGGCCGGACGCGCCGGAAACCCAAGGCTTGCCAATCAATGCGGCGCAAAAACTTATATCTTCGGCGGTCATAGCGGCGGGAAACGTTCCGAATCGTAAATTTCCGTCGGAAACTTCAAGTTGATGAAATCAACCGGGACCGCCCGCCCGGAAACTTGCGTTTCCGAAACCGTGACCGATTGAAGGAACAACCGAAGCGGCGGGTCCATCAAGGGCGTTGCAAGGTCCGTTGACAAATAAGGGCGGTAATAAATTTCAACCGGGGCCGGGAAATTCATTGCGCTTTCGCAAAAATCGGAAACCCGGTTGTTGGCGTTGTCCATGGTCAACGTTAGCTCTTGAAGCCCGCCGTCATCCGTTGCGGGCAAGGTGAACGTGAAGGCGCAAGCCCGGAACTTGTGGAAAGGTCCGCCAACTTCGGTTTTCATTTCCTTGTTGAAGAACCCTTGGACAAGATAAAGGGGTTCACTCATTGACGCGTGACGAAGTTCAAGCGTGTGAATATGGGAAACCGCCGCCGGACAAATGGCGTAAGCTTCCACAAGGGCGGGGTGAAGGTTGGGGTTCATGCGGACGCTTCGGGTGTTGCCGTCGTTTGTTGGGAAAGGGGGGCGTGTGTAAGGCAAGGCGGCGGGCAATTCACGCGCCGGGCAAGGTTCTTCAATTCAACCCCAACGTCCGCTTGATATTTGTTCCCGTCTTTGATGATGTTTTTCAATTCGGTTGAATGCTTTTGCGAAGCGGCAAGGTGTTGTTCTTGCAACTCATTGTTGCGCTTCAAAAGGTCCAAACGTTCCTTGTTGATTGCGTCTTCCCTATGGTCCCTTTCAAGCAACGCGGCGGCTTCCCGCTTGGCGGTCCATTTCGCAAGGAAGAAAAGCAACGCCATGCCAACAAAACCAATCCCCCACTTTTCCGCAACACGTTCCCAAAAGGAAGCGGTTTCTTGTTGAAGGACGGCAAGGGACGTGAAAGCGGCGGCGGGAAAAAGGAAGTCTTTCATGGGGTGTTGACGGGAACCTAGCATTGCCCTTTGACCCCCTTCAAGCCCGATTCAACGAATGATTGCCGGATGAATCCCAAGAAAAAGGTTGCGTTCCGATTTCCGGCGGCGTGTAAGCCCGGCAAGGGTCTTCCCGCCCGCTTTGTCCCAACGAAGGAATTGGTCCGCCGCGCCCGAATAGTTGCCAGCGTTCAACATCTTCAAAAGGGTTGATTTCAACAATCCCCCCGTGTTGAAGTCAAAGGAAACAAGGGCGGCAAACTGGTTGTCATTCAACGGGACCTTGACCCCGGCGGAAACACGCTTGCCGAAGTTGGCAAGGTCCATTGCAAGCAATTCTTCCGCCTTGGCGCGTGTGATTGTCCGCCCGGCGTAAACGGTCCCGTCTTTGTGGGTCAAGCCCGTGTGACCCCATCCAATCGTCAAGATTCCCACGGGGTCCTTGTAAGCGGTCAAAAACAACCCTTCAAAATGTTGGACCAGTTCAAGCCCGGCGGCGTTGATTTGGCGCGTGGCGGGGTCCGTGGGGGGCTTTACCTTCCCGGCGGCTTCCAAGCCCAAGGGGGACGCGGCAAACGCCGCAATTGCCGCCCTTGTGGCGGGACCGTCCAAGCCGTCAAGCTTGCCGGGGTTGAATCCCATTTCAACCGCCCCAATTTGGGCAAGATACGTCTTCGGGTCAAAGTTCATTCAAGGGAAGCGGTTGGAATTGGACCCAAGGAAAGCCCGGCTTTGGCGTCCCAACGGACCCAACCCCCGGCGGGGTCTTTGATGACAAGGACCGTTGGCCCGCCGGACGTTGGCCGGATTGCGCGGGCGGTGTTGCCTTCGGGCGTCATCCATTCCGTGACATAGTGGGAAACCTTCCCGTCCGGCCCGGCGCAAACCCCGGACTTGAACGTTTGGCCGGTCTTCGGGTCCGTGTAAGTGGCAAGGGCGCAACCGTCCGCCGTGATACCAAAGGACAAGCCCGTTGCGGCGCATGATTGAAGCCCGGCGGACCCCATCAAGACAACAAGCCCGGCCAAGAAAAAGACCAGCGGAAGCTTGAAGGAATCGTTCCTTATTCCATCGTCCAAAATGTCCCCAACCAACATGACAAGGGGTTTTGACCCGGCGGCAAAGGCGGGACCGGCAATCAAAAGCCAAGCCGCAACATCCGGGGGCATGATTGCCACAAGTTGAAGGAAGTCCGCGCCCCCAAGGAAGCCCCCGAAGATTCCAACCAGTTGAAGAACGCGGACCATTTGGACGCGCCAAGGCGGGGTTGTTGAAAGAACGGCGGAAAGGTCTTTTGCGGCTTCCTTGGCGTCAACGGTCAAGGTGATTGTTTCTTGTTTCATGTTGGTTGATATATGTTTTGCGTTGCGTCAAGGAAGGTCCCGGACAAGTTGTTTTGTTGTCGTCAAACGAAGGCGTTGCGCTTCCGCTTTCGTGAAGGGGGTCTTCAAGGTGATTTGAACATCCGTCCCGTCCCCGGAAAATGTTTGCCGCCCAAGAAATTGCTTGACCCTTACGCGCCCCGTTCCCGTTCCCGCGTTCCAAGTTGTCACTTGGGAAGCGGTCCAATCATTAGCAAAACCCGCCACGGTAGCAACAACCGTCCCCGAAACGGGGGACGTTCCGCCGGTCGCGGACCCCGTTGTTGTCACGTCAAGCAAAGCTTGGGCGTTGGCTTCAATTTGAAGATATTGCGCGCTTGTCGTTGCAAGGATAAAGGGGGCAAGAGAGGAATTGCGCCGAATGCGAACGTCAACGCCGGGGTCCCCGCCAATGTTGAAAGAATCCGCCGCCGGGCCGGTGATTGCCGAAGTGATACGGGCAACGCTGGTTGAAACCATGCTTGCGATTGTGGCAAGCCCAAGGTCATCAAAGTAAGTTCCGGGCGTTGCAAGGCGGATTGTCCCGGAAGCCCCCAACGCGCCGGGGTTGGCGGCGTTTGTGATTGTGATTGTGTCACTGTCAACAACGGTTGCAACGGTATGCGTTCCGTTGTATCCGGCAAGGGACGCGCCTTCAATCACAACGGAATCCGAAACTGAAAGACCATGCGCCGCCGTTGTGTTGATTGTGAAGGTTGTTGACGTGGAAGACGCTGAAGAAATGGCGAAACGCTTGGGGACAACGCCCCGAAGGTCCAACTTGTCCCCGGCCAAGAAATGCGTTGCGCCGGAAAAGGTCACGTCAACATTTGTTCCGTTCCCCACAATTGAAGATACGGGGTATTTTTGCGGAAGACCCAAGGTTTCCGCCCCCATTTCATAGGTTTGCGAACGTCCAAAAACGGTTTCGGTCAACGTATAGACGAATTGAACTTGGTCTTCAATATCAATGGAAATTGGGGCCGGAAGTTTAATCCGGGCCGAAGGCATGATGACGCTTCCCAAACTATAAGCCGAAACGGCGGAATTGAAGTTGTATTGACGGCTTGCAACGAAGGTCCCCGCCGTGTCATCCCAAACTTTTGCAAGTTCCGTGGAACTTGCGGAAGTCTGTATTGAAGCGGACGAAGACGAAGCCGGACCGCCTCCGTTCACGTCAAAGCGGCGGATTGTTCCGCCCGTGATTGTCCGGGCCGGGCCGGAAACCGTGATTGACATATCCGAAGCCCTTGCCGTGACGTGGCAACGTTCACCCGTATTCCAACGAAGTTCTTGCCCAAGTTGGGAAGGCGTTAGGGGGAAGGTTGCGGAACCCGTTGCGCGTGTGACGGTGTTTCCCGTTTGGTTCCATGTCCCGCCCAAATCTTCAAAGCTTTCCGCCGTTGAAGTCATGAGAAACGCGGAACCCGCCGAAATGGCAAGCGTGGCGTTTATCATACCAGCGTTCAAAATAATGTTCGGAATGTCCCGCAACTCATGTTTCAAGTTTCCGCGTTTGTCATAAACCCGAAGCCAATCAATTTTTCCCGAAGCCTTGCTTTTGATGTTCACGTTCATGGTATTACTAATTCAAGTAAAGGTTTGCCGAATGTCCCGGAACCGGTTTGCCCTTCAAGGGTCCCAATGTCAACCAAAACGTCCAACGCTTCAAGAGTCGGTTGCCCGAATGTCCCGGAACCGTTTTGAATTTCAAGGGTCCCAAGGTCTTCAACAACCGAAGCCAAAACAAACGCGGGCTTGCCGAATGTCCCGGAACCGGTTTGAACGTCAAGGGTCCCAAGATTTTTAATCGGTTCCGTTAATTCAAGCAAAGGTTTGCCGAATGTCCCGGAACCGGTTTGCCCTTCAAGGGTCCCAATATCCAAGATATAAGGTCCCCGCGTGATTAAGACATTGCCAAGACCAGTGACAAGTAAACCGAATTCCGGCGTTGTGGCGTAAATATGGATTGATATTGTTTGCCCGGCGGCGGGATTCACAACAAAGAACTTTCCTTGCGCGTCCAAGCTCTTGCGGTTTGCCGTGACATAAACGGTTGGCGCGTAAAAAACCGGAAAGGGGCGTTCCGTTGACGGCGTGACCGTTTGGGAAACAATAGCTTCAACCGTTGCCGAAACCTTGAAGCGGTCCGCTGGAACGTATCCTTCCGAATACTTGCCCCCCACAAAGCGGACCGTTGCCGCCGCAAACAACCCATCAATGGGAAGGGTCAAGGTGAACGGACCCGCGCCGCTTTTCAAAGTGACGAAAAAGAAATCTTGAAAGGTTTGGAGTTCATCAAGCGAAAATTCCCATTCAACTTGATACGTCTTGCGGGTGGACTTTGACGCGGAAAATTGGCGCGGATGTCCGCTATCCATTTCCGCCCGAAGGACCCGCCGCGTTGCCTTACCGGAAAACGCTTGATTGACGGCGGGAAGGTCAAGCGGGAAAGCCGGGATTGCTTCGGGAAGCAACGGGTCAACGTCTTGGGAAGTGATTAAAGTCTCCCCGGCCCCCAAATTTTGAATTCCGAAGTAAAGCAAAGCGGCGTCACTGGTTGGGGGGAAAATTCGCAAGGTTGTTGTATTCCCCACCGTTGGCCGGACCGTCAAAACGGCGTTGCGGTGGGAAACGGTCAAGACTTGGCTTGTTGCTTCGTCAACCGCAAGGCGCAACCATTGGGGAATTGAAGGCGTCCGGTTGCTTGGGGCGTTCCGAAGGGTCAAGCGTTCAAGCGTGGCGTTGACGTTCCACCAAAGACCCCCCTTGTGGGAAATCTCATATCCGCCCCCCACAAAGCGGACCGGTTGCGCGGAATACGCGCCGTCATCCGGCAAAAGCAACCCGAAGACAAGAACGCCCCCGGCCAAAGTTTCCGCAAACCATTCCTCAAAAATTACAAGTTCATCTTTGGAAAGGACCCATTGCGCAAAGAAAGTTTCAAGCGAAGTTGCAAAGCGTCCCTCTTGCGCAATCAATCCGTTTTCAATATCGGTCCGAATTGTTGGCGTTGACGCTTCCCCGGAAAGGCTTGTTGACGGTTGCGGGAAGTTGGCGGGGTAAGTAATCATTAGCGGCGTCCCCCCCGTCCCATGTTGTAAGTCTTTTCAAGAGCTTTTGCAACGGCGGTTCCGCCTTTTGATATATCTTCGGCAACGCCGTTTTTGGCTTGGCCAATAATGAATTCAATCATTTGCTTTTCACCTTGTTGGGAACGCTTTTCCGTCACGGGTTCCCCGCTCATGTTCACAATGTTGACTTCAACGTTGCCGCCGCCCCCGGTTGGGTTAGCCAAGCGGTCCGCCGTGGAAGCCGCCGAAGTAATCATTGCCGGACCTTGGACGAATTCCGGGCCGGATTCACCCGCAATTCCGTATTTCCCCGCCGGGATGAAACCGCCGGTTGCATACGCCCCGGAATACCCGCCAGAATCGTCTTGCGCCTTGATTGCTTGGACGTTGGCGAAACCCGCCGCAATTGCCGCCCCCGCCGCCGCCGCGCCCAAGGCGGGGCCAACGTAGGGAATCCCGGCAAGGGCGGCGTAAGCGGACGTTGCGCTTTCATACGTCTTGATCGTTGTTTGGGCAATGGCGGCGGCTTTCGCAATCTTCGTCCCTTTCTTCCCGAAAGCCCCGGCCATTTCTGAAATGTTGCCGAAGAAATCCGAAGCCAAGCCAAACGTGACCTTGTTCCGTTCCTCTTCATGCTTGCGCATTTGCGCCGTGTGTTGAAGTTCCGCTTCACCCAACATTTTCAGCTTTTCCGCTTCGGTTGCTTCCGTTGCTTCAAGAATGATTTTTTTCCGGCGGGCGTAAGAATCTTCAATTGTCTTTTCTTCAAGAGCGAAACCTTGCAACATGGTTTCCGGTTCCTTTTTCAAAAGGTCAATCCGCTTGTTGGTTTCCTCTTGAAACTTTTCCGTCAATGAAATTTCAAGTTCCGCTTGATACAAGGAACCGTTGCGGGTGTTGTTTTCAATGAGCGCAAGGCGGCGGTCATAACTATCCGCAATCAAGGTTTCTTGCTCTTGAAGGGACCGTTCAAGGTTTTCCCATTCGGAAGCCCCCCCCCCCCCCCCCCCCCCCCCCC